CGATGGTGGTCTGCTGGCTCTCGATAGTGCGGTTTTGTCTCTCAATGATGGATTGGAGGTTTGCCGATGCACTTTTAGAAGGATGGTCACCAAGCAACAGGTAGTTGGCATCCACCCAGTCCACCGCCTCTATGATTTTCAGCATAATATCGTAGCTAGGGGCGTTTCTGCCTGATACGATATTCTTCACGGTAGTCCATGGCACACCTATCTTTTTGGCGAAGGTGGCAATGGTGTGACCTTCCTTTTCAATGATCCCGTTAATGCGCTCATTGATGGTCTGAGTTGTCTTGTTTGTGTCCATAATTCTTAAATATTTAGTTTAATTTCAAACAAAATGCTGCTAGAAATAAAAATAATCAGTGATTTGTTTTGTTATATCACCAAAATGTTATATATTTGCAGCGTGATAATAATTTGCATGGTGCAAATATACAAAAAATATTGCACATAACAATAATTTCAAACAAAAATTTAAAAATATGGGTTTTAGTGAGTACATGAAGTCGCTTCCTTATCCACGCAACAAGATCGTGGGAGAGCTGGCGCAGCGTTGCAAGGTTAGCAACGTGTCGGTTTACAGATGGATTCAAGGCAAGACCAAGCCGAATCCACTATGCAGAGGTATCGTCTCTGATTATTTAGGGATGCCAGAGGAGCAGCTGTTCCCGGTCGAATAATGGTAGGCAGGAGTAGTTTGTTTAAACATTTCGTCAATTTAATTAGGTATCAGCTTAAATTAGAAATCAGCATGGAATCAGTAGAGTTTTATAGCACCCCAGAGGGTGACGTGATGTACAAGCCGCTTGGGAAGCCTGTACAGCAGCTTACTGTCGAAAGCCGAGAAATCGTTTCCGAGATGCTGGGCATCATCCGCAACCGCTACCCGAAGGCATTCGAGGCTTTGTCTAATCTTTATACTGCAAACGAGCTAAACAGATCACTTTATGAGTTTAATATCGTCTCTCGTTTTTGTCGTTGCAACTTCGGGGAATATGATGCGCATTCCCCAGATATAGACGGCGATGGATTTTTTCATTTCGAGGAAGTGGGATGTCCGCTTCGGGGCGAGTGCCGTATGGAGGGCGTGATTTGCAAGCCTAAGCTCGACTCTCATCTTACACAGAGGGAGCTAGAGATAGTGGAGCTTATCTCCCAAGGACTCCAAGCACAGGAGATAGCCGACCGTCTCTTTATATCTGCCAAGACGGTTTGCCGCCATCGGGAAAACATCAAGGCGAAGCTTCAGATCCGCACGCTTCCCCAACTGTCTGCCTATTATCTTGAGCATATCAAGGGAAAGGAGTGACAGCGATGGCACCGGAACAATGCAGAATGTGCGCTGATGGCAGGGTCTGTATCAATGGCAGATATTGCCTGAAGCTTAAGAGGTACGTGGAATACGTCAATCGCGTTCCCTGTGCAGAAAAACAACAAATAAACAATCAGCGAAATGAACAGCAGCAATAAACATAATAATAGATGGAGGCAGGAGGACATTACCTTCTTGCAGGAGAATTACGGCAAGATAAGCTTGGAGGACATAGGCGAACACCTAGGCAAGACTCCGATGGCGGTGCGCCTCTATGTGCTTCGCCATCGTCTTGATGACCGGCACCAGGTAATCAAGGAGAACCGTCTGAAGAAACTGCTTGAGTATCGTTTCCGCCATCTGGAGGATTTCACTCCTAGCAAGTTCTTCTATAAGGAGACGGGAATCAACCAAGTAAGATACTGGGACCTCTTCTTTGGCCGCGAGCCTATCACCCCCAAGGAATATCGGGCGGTGGCGAATTATTTTGGAATTACGAAGACCGAGGCTTTCGGTACTTACCAGCTCGACCTCTTTGGACAGCAGGTCTGACTGGCCTCGATAAATACATCATCATGGGATGGAAAGAAGGGCACATTTTCTGAAAATGTATCCCTGGCTCCATCCATGATTTAACAAAGCAAAATATGTAGAATATGAAAATCGAATCTAAGTTTATTGAAAATCTGAAGACAAGACTCAAGATCAAGGAGGTAGTGGGGCAATATGTCACGCTAACAAAGGCAGGGGTCAACTATAAGGGTATTTGCCCTTTTCATAATGATAGTCATCCTTCCATGGTGGTGAACGAGGCTCGTGAGACTTACCACTGCTTTGTTTGCGGTGCCCATGGCGATGCTATCGACTTCCTTCAGAAATTCAACAATATATCTTTCCCCGAGGCGGTGCGTCTTGCATGCAAGATAGCTAATGTGGAGTTTCCCAAGATGGAGACGACGCCCGAGGAAGAACAAGCCTACAAGCTTTTGGAGGCTCGCCGTATAGCCATCGGCGCTGCCGCTAAATTCTATCAGAAGAACCTCTTTCAGGCAGAGAGCTTCTTGCAGTCTCGTGGCTATACGGCCAACGACAAAGCTCTTGCTGATTTCGGGGTGGGCTATGCGCCTATGGGCAATGTGGCTATGCGCCAGCTCATTTCCGACGGGTACAACCCCGATGTGCTCACCTCAGTGGGAATACTTGGTAAGACTGAGGATGGCAGACTCTATGACTTTTTCCGTAATAGGGTGGTGTTCCCGTTTTATGATATTTCGGGTCATGTCATCGCCTTTAGTGGAAGAACGGTGGCCTCTGGTGATAAATGCAAGTACGTCAACACAGGTGAGACCCCGCTTTTCAGGAAGGGCGACCACCTTTTCGGTCTTTACCAAGCCAAGAGATCCATCGCCCGGGAGGGCTTCGTCTATCTGGTGGAGGGACAGTTTGACGTGCTCACGCTCCACCGGTATGGAGTGGAGAATGTGATTGGAGGTAGCGGAACTGCCTTTACCGAGCAGCAGGTGAGATTGGTTATCCGCTTCACCCAGTCGGTGGTGATGATATATGATGCCGACGCAGCCGGCATGAAGGCAGCAGTGAAGAACTGCGAGCTACTGCTGAAGGCTGGTGCCACCGTGAAGTGCGTCCGTCTCCCCAAGGGACAAGACCCCGACAGCTATGGCAGGCTCTGTAAGGAGACCACACGTCAGAAGCTCATCGAAGCCACGGAGCCATTTCCGAAGGCGTTGAAGAGAATGCTCGTTCCTCGCGGCTGCCAGGACGAGGAGACGATAGCCGTCGCCCTCAACACCATCTGCGATTTAGTGGCTTGTGTACAGGACGCAGCTTTGCGCCTGGGCTACATCAAGAGCATAGCCCGCGACTTCGACATCAAGATGGATATTGTGGAGAGCAAGGTGCGGGACGTTCGTCGCAACGTAAAAGATATAAAGACCGAGAATCTTCAGCAGGGCTTTTGCGGCATAGACATGCTTAAGGAAAATCTCAAGGACAACGAGCCAGCCACCATCACTTCTTCTCTCGAAGACTTCATCGAGAAGTATGGCGACACCCCCATTGTCTATGTATCCGGGCAACCCACCGCCACCGACATCCAGAACCTACGTGGTATCTGCTGCTATTTCGTGACTACAGACGAGGGATGCGGCATCGACTCCACCACGGGCAAGGATAGCAATTATCTCTCTACTTTGGCGGAAATGTATTGTTCCGGAATCAGTCAAATCAATGTGCTATGCGGCGACAAGGCTGAATCTTTCGTAGATTTCTACATTCGCATTCATGGAGAATTCTTGCAGGGGTATATGGGCGATAAGGTTCCCATTATCTCTAAATGCGTCGAATTGACGAGCTTTGCAGACAATGCCGCCATCGTCATCAACAGGAATAAATATTGCAGCAAGTTAGGCATCTCAAAAGGTCAGTTTGACGAGGTTCGAAAGCCATTCATCCAGAGGCGTAAGGAGGCAATGAAGGTAAACGCCCAGGGAGACGATCTTTATGTCGAGGATTTCGATGGGGAAGGTGTGCCAAGCTATGCTCGTGAGGGAGAATACGCGTTAATGCTCAAACAATATCAGTTTTATCCAAGACTCAACAAGCAAGGTGTGCCTGTGTGTTATATGTTTCAGAACAAAGACGGTCGAGGCTTTTCACCTGTAGGTACCTTCTTCATGGAGCCTCTGCTTCACATTTTTAGCGATGACTATTCCCAAAACAAGCGAATCATAAAGGTAAACCGTCGCTTCCAGGCGAAGCCGCTTTACATCGAGGTACTTTCTTCCGATTTGTGCAAACTTAGCGTCATTGATGCCGTGTTATCCAACTATGGAGACGCTATCTTTGAGGATGGCAAGGATTGGCAATGGCAGAAGGTCAGAGGATATATGAGTAGCCGATTCGTGGAATGCCATGAGATACAGACCTATGGCAACCAGCAGTCTAACGGAATGAGCAGAAAAAATGACGAACAGTTCTTTGCTTTTGCCAATGGCATAGCCCATCAGGACGGAAACGGCGATTTTGTCTTCGAAAAGGTCAATGAGTTAGGTGTTGTTTCCCATAACCAGGAAAATTATTATCTTCCCGCGTTTTCTATTATCTACGGAGGCAGTGGCAAGCAGTCGGACAAGTACGAACTAGTTTCCCAGCTTATGTACGAAGACATACCCGCCGACAAACAAGTAAGTTTTGAGCAATGGGCTTCCCTCATGGATAAAGTTTATAAGATAAACGACAATGGAAAGTGGGCGGTAGTTTTTGCCCTCATGTGCGCCTTCAGAAGTAACATCCACTGCCTCGACAGACTCTTTACCGCTCCATTTTTCATGGGACCGATGTCTTCGGGAAAGACTCAGATTGCCATATCCATCCGTTCGCTCTTCATCAACCCTGCCGTTCCGATATTCAATCTCAATACGGGTACGGACGCGGCGATGAGCACCATCATGGGCACTTTTCGTGACGTTCCGGTGGTTCTTGATGAGTACAATAATAAGGATATATCCGACACCAAGTTTCAAGCCCTGAAGGGTATCGTTTACGATGGCGATGGTAAACAAAAGCGTCGCGGTACCTCCGGAAGAGACATCGAAAACGACAAGGTTTTTGCCCCCGTCGTGATTTGCGGCCAAGAGACCCCTCAGCGAGATGACAACGCCCTGATGAGCCGTGTCATCATTTGCGAGGTGCCAAAGCCCAAGAACCGAACACAGGAAGAAACCAAACTGTTTGAGGAACTAAAGAATATCGAGAAGAATATCGGGCTATCGAATGTACTGCTGAAGGTTTTGTCGCTTCGCCCGATAGTGATGGATCACTTCCGGGCATTGGAGCGAGAGGCTTATGGGGAATTACGAGAAAAATTCGTAAACTCCGGCGAAACCGATCGACTGATGAAGACGGTTTCTCTCTTTTTAGGAATGGTGAAGCTAGTCAACCAGTATTCCGACCTGAAGCTTCCGTTTTCCTATGATTATTTCTTTAATATGGCAGTTGACAAGATAAACTTTCAGTTGTCGCTCATCAGAAGCACGGACAAGTTGGCCATGTTCTTCTATGCTGTCAACACGATGATAGACACCAAGAACATAGTTATGGGGCGTGATATTTCCATCGAGCAGCCAAAGAATATCACTTACAAGAATTTGCAAGGCGACAAGTGTAATTATTCGAATGCATCGAGAGGGCACGTGGTGTTCTTGCGACTGGGGAACGTTTTTTCGATTTATAGCAAAAATGGATATAACGAAGAAAATTCGTCGTTATCCACCATCGAACAAAACTTACGCTCCCATCCGTCATATATTGGACTGTCTTCCTCTCACAGATTTTCATGGGAGGAGACGGTGGAAGAGGCGAGTACGAAAGACCAAGAGACAATGGTGCGTGTACGCAAGGCCAGGAGCACAATAACCAGTGCCATAGTGATGGACTACGACAGACTGATGGAAGACTACGGCATAGACTTCCGCCGCGACGAGAGTCTAGCGGAAGAAAGCCAACAGAGCGGCGATGTTCAACAAGATACCACCGAATATGTGCCAGGCAGCATTCCTTTCAGCGAGACGGACGCTGGAGGAAAGGCTGACGTCCCCCTATAGAAGCAAAGCAGCATGTCAGATTGAGTTGAAAACTACATATTTTTACCCACGCAAACCCGAGAGGGCAAGCGTGGGTATTTTTTTTACATAAAGACGAGGCCAAGACGCAAAAATCCCCCGTACCCCCTAACTTTATATGGAATAAGCCTAAAAAGGAAGTTTTGAAAATATTTTTTCAAAATATGCCGTCCTACCGTCCTACAGACCTACATCTTATCTATATATATTATTCTTATTATTATATATATTATTAATTATTAGTAGGTTAGACGATTTTTGTGTATTTGTAGGATGTGTAGGCCTTACCTCTGTTTTGTAGGACGCTGTAGGAATTAAGCATTTTTCACAAATAACGCATCGTTTACGAAAACGGCCTGTACAAACTGTTCGATTAGGCCTTGTAGGAATGGAAAATCCTACAAAATAGGCGTTTTTAGGACGAAAATATTTGCTTGAAAATTTGTATAAGTGGCTGATTTTTAGTATATTTGCAGTTGATAAGCTGCATTTGTAGCATTGTATGACGTTTGAACACAAAAATAAGCAACTAGAACATGGAAAAAGAAAAACGAACCTCGAAACGAACAACCGCCATCAAAATTGAACCCTATCTGGCAGAGTATCTTGCGAAAAAGTTCAAAATTGACGAAAAAACGGGTGGAGTAAAAATCCCTTACACCACAGACCTCTATTTTGTGGTGTGGAACCTCATGGCCAAGCCTGATGGAGCAGCAGGTGGCGATATCATTGGCCAAAGTGGAATAGCAGATGCGGACCCTCTTGGCCAAGAGGGTGCCAATCTCAAGATACACTTGCCCGCTCGACGGTCTTTCATCGACGGATGCCCGGGCAAGGATCCCGCTTACTTCAATCATCTCTCCTCGGCTGCCGCCAAGCAGATAGAGAAGTCCATCCGCCTGATGTTCGACTTCGAGTTTCATCGCTTGATGATGGAGAACGAGGAGATGGGAAGACCCAAGAAGAATCTGGAAGTGGTCTCAGAATTTATCCATCGCTATGGTCTCAAATCCATCACTGAAGACGCACTCCTCAAGAACTTTTACCGCTATAAACAGCGGCTTTTCCCCAAGAAAACCCGAAAATACCAAAAAAATAGGGGTATTTAATTATTTTTAATACATACCGTGCGGGCTGTTTTGTCACTCAAATGTGGTATTATATAGCCCAAACATACTATATATTCACATTTTAAACAGAATGTTATGATAGAATTTAGCAATCAGATTGGCATCACCCTATTAGGTGGTGCCTCAGGAACCTTCTGGCTCACCGCCGATTCCTTCACCTTCGAACCATCGCCCACAGAGGAAAACGGTGGCGTTTACTGGGATTGTGGCAAGACATTTGTCGTAGATTTGCCAGACCAGGAAGCCTTTCGTGCACTCAAAACGCCTAGAAGCGCCATTATTACCCTGTCGAGCCTGACCCGAACGGGTGGCAAATGCGACTCAAACGAGCATCTGATAGGGACGGAGGGCATCCCTGCCAGGGTGCAGCTCTATCGCCACCTCAACAAGGCAACCCTCGTGGTGAAGTGCAAGATGCTCGTCAATCCGCTGGGCTAGGTCTTTTATATACCTATTATATATATGTACCTTTGTAGAAAACTTCAAGCAATGATTTCTACAGCAAACGAAATACAGACATTACTTCTCTCTACTTTGCCTCTTTGGATCACCGAAGATGCCTACCGCAGACTGATGGTGGCAGCGTTCCCGCTGAACGGTGCCACCATCAGTCTGCCCCAGCAGAAGCAGGCTGAGCAAGCGATGACCTACGCTGAGGTAAGGGAATATCTCAAGACGCACACTTGGTACCAATACGAGACCCACAAGGCTCTCCAGGTTCTTGCCGTCAAGGTAGCACAGAAAGAAGAGACCCAGGATGTGCAGCTCACGGATGAGTTCGATTCGCCTTCCCTCAACGATGGTACCATCGCGTATCATCGCATCTTTGGCGTAGTTACCGCCGAGAGCTTTTGGTATTTCTCTTCCAAGCAGCTGGAGCAGGATATTCTCGCAGCCGAGAGCAATCCCCAGATTTCAGCCCATCTCCTGCACATCAATTCGCCTGGAGGCGAAGCTTGGTACATGGATCGCCTGAGCGAGACTCTGCGCAACGCTAAGAAGCCTATCCTCTCCATCTATGAGGAATATTGCGCTTCCGCCGCCTATTACATCGGTTGCCATGGGCAAAAGCTATATGCCACCACCGCCCACGACTTCGTGGGATGCATCGGTACCATGTGCTCCTTCTGGAACTTTGAGCCATACTTCGAGAAGCTGGGCATCAAAAAAATCACGGCGAAGGCTACCAACTCCACCCGGAAAAACAAGATCTTTGAGGACTTGGCGGACGGTAAGTCCGAGGAGTACGTCAAGAATGTGCTCGATCCGATGAACGACCAGTTTATCTCCGAGGTGAGGGCGATGCGCCCCAAGCTTGCCGAGCTGGACGATGAAGCTGCCGTGCTCCAGGGCGAGAGCTACTACACCGAACCAGCCGAACAGGTGGGGCTCATCGACGGAAAGCGCACCCTGATGGAGGCGATAGCCGAAGTGTCACAGTTGGGCGAGGCTTACGCTGGCACACAAAAGCTCTATGGTCTTGGCTAGCCTGGCCTAGACTCTTAGTGGAGAGTTTGCCGGCGCAAGACCTTTCGGCATTGCCGGCAAAAGGAAAGCATTTATCTTACTAGTTGTTTATAATTTATTGTTTTTATTATTTAAGTTAATTGGTTAATTTATGAATTTTAAAGCAAGACTTAACAAGATTCTCGAAAAGCTGGGCTTCACCAGCAAGTTCGAGAACAAGAGCCTTACCTCCGAGGAGTACAAGGCTCTTTGCGAGGCTTATCAGAAGGAGTACCAGAGTACTCTGGTCGATGACATCGCAGCCGAGAACAGCGCAGCCGAGCAGGCTGAGCATCAGAAGCAGCTCAATTCTCTCTACGCCATCGTCAGCAAGGCTGGCAAGCAGAGTGCCGACGATGACGACAAGAACAAGGACGGCAATGGTGACGGCGACAACAAGGATGGCGACGGCAACGGCGATGATGACGACAAGAAGAACGAGAACCGCCAGCAAAACGTCTCTTTCGAGCAGCTCGCCACCGCTGTCACCAAGCTCTCGGAAAGTGTGAACACCATGGCTAAGGAAACCGCACCCGATAAGCCTCAGGAGCAGGTTACCGCCACAGCGATGCCTATCAATGGCTTCCGCACCAACGCCAACTATCTCTTTGGCATCGAGAGCGAAATGTTTAGTATGAAGAAGCGTTGGAACCAGATTACTGCCAATCCTCGCTTAGCGTCAGTATCAGATCCGGATGAAGAGAACGATGCTAATGCTTTTCGTAACGAGACAGCAAGTTATGCTCGCTCATTACAGAAACGATACTGTTATCTTCAGGTGCGCAATCATCTGTCAGACCGCAAGGCTCTCGCTTCCGGTCAGTTCGCCACCGATTACGAGGGTGTCGATAATGCCGGACTCGGCAACCAGTTCGTTATTCTTCGCCAAGATGCACTTATTGCCCGCATCTTGGAGCTTCGCGACCTCACGCAGTTCTTCCCTGTGCGTTATGGCGTACAAGACCGCGATATCCTCTTTAACGCCTTCTTCCAGGAGGTCTCTCAGGGTTATCAAACTGGAGGTATTTACAAGGGCGGAATGAAGCTCGAAAACGAGATGGGTTACGTAGATGATGCCATGCTCAAGGTGCAGTTTGGTCCAATGAAAGAGATTGAGCGCAAGTATATTGCTTACCTCAACCGTGAAGGGTCAGACCCTATCAAGTGGACGATGATAGAGTTCTGTCTCTTTAATCTGCTGCGTAAAGCCCAGGAGGAACAGAATATCCGCCGCATCAGAGGTGTATTCGTGAAGCCAGAGACGGGAATCCCTTCTAGCTATCTTAATGCAGGTACTGGCATCTGGTACACCTTGCTTCGATACATTCACGACTACAGCATCAAGCCTTTCGAGGAGAAGAGCTACCGTAGCTACACATCCGCCACGATGCTCGATTGCGTGAAGGAGTTTATCTCAGATGTGAAGACTCATCTCGTAGAAGGTATGAAGTTGGATAAGCACGTACTTTATCTGAACGAGAATCACATGGACTGGTGGCTCGCCAACTGCCGCTCTACCTACGGACGCGACCTCGACTTCACTGGTCCAGACAGCTACAAAAACCACGTTCCAGACTCTAACATTCAGATCAAGTGGCTCCCATACGAGGGTCAGTCTTGCTGGATGTTCCTCGACATTCCTGGCAACCTCCAGTTCGTGGAGTACCTCCCAGGCGAGATGCTCGCCGTGAAGATGGAGGAGCAGATGGAGATGGTTCGTGCCTGGAGCACCTGGAAGGAAGGAACGGGCGCAGCCTTCACCGGTCGCAAGTTCGACACCAAGGAGGCGATGGATGCCAACGACTACGAGTTCCAGCAGATCTTCACCAATCTCCCTGTCATCCCTATCGCGGATAAGATTGACGCCAAGAAGGGATTCTGGCATCTTACCGACGCCAGCACCACCGCCACCACTCTCACCGACATCGACGGTGCCAAGGAAGGCGTGGCTTACTGCATCGAGATTGGCCCAGAAGACACCAAACACGGTATCTCCATCGCCAAGAGCGACAAGTTCGCCAATATCACAGCCGCATGGACTCCTACCCAGGTAGGCGATTACATCATGGTAATCCTTGGCGACGGCGGCAAGTTCCGCGAGCTGGAGCGCCGAGTGGGTGGCAAGCGCAGCATCAATAAGAACGTACAGCCTAATGTGCCGGGCGGACGCTGATTCTAATATAGTGTTTTTTTTAAGTTGTTTAATTACGTTGAAACGAGTAGGGGCGTGCAACCCTGTGCGCCCCTACATTTTCTGAAAAAATCAGTAAAGTTATGACAAAGAACCATATTCCTGTGCGCCATCGTGCGTACAATCCCAATAAGGGCTTCGACTACGCCCAGCACAAAGGGCGAGTACTTTTCATGGCGATAATGCTTCTCGTGGGCATCGTGTCGCTCATCCAGGGGTTTCTGGAGCCAACCTCAGCCTCCGGTTTCCTGGGCGCAGGAGTCTCCACCGCCGCTTTCGTGACATTGACCCATATCGACGATGTGACCGACCGAGACACCCATGGCTCCGCCATCGCCTACCAGGTGGTGTTGGTGCCTACCAAGCTCATCGACGGAACCAAGGCCTTTCCGCAGCCAGACAAAGACCGCAAGGTGACGGCACTCCCATTCCTGTCCAGCGTAAAGGACTTGATCGCCTATCTCTTCGAGGCGCACGACATTCCAACCTTCACCGCCACTACAGAGAAAGGCGACATCACCACCTCGGGTGAGAATAACATGGTTATCATCATGGGCGGTACCCGCACCGATCTCTACAACTTCATCGAGCAGTATTCGGGTGGTAAATTCATCATCCTCTTTAAGCACGTGAAGGATACCCAGTGGTACATCGTGGGCGAGCCTGAGCGACCTATGATTCTCAGCAACACCGAGACCAAGGACGACAAGGATGGCCGCTACACCACCTTCACCTTTAAGCGCACTTCAGTGGATTTGCCTTGTCTCTATGCAGAGGATCCTCTGGGCATCACGGCCACCCCTGCAAGCTCTAATGCTGACACGTCACCACAGAAGGCTGTCAGCAAATAAGGATAGTTAATGCTCTTCTCGTTTTTTCATTCTTATATATAAAATTTCTTTTTTAGTTATTTGTTTTTAGGTTAAATCAAGGGGTGTGTCGCCATCAACAGGGTGGCACGCCCTTATTCATTCATCAAGTAAGCTATGTACAACAGAATAGAGAAACTCCGTCAGTTTGGCCTCCTGAAGGGAAAAAGCCACGCTGAGTCAGACCTGGAGCTGCTTCGCCAGGAATATCCCACATGTCCCAAGCTCAAGCGATATGCACGAGACCCGAAGCGTTATGCCGATGCTATCCTCTACGACCTCCTCGATGTTTGCGAGGCAGACGTAATCGCAGACTATCGTGAATATATGGAGGGAGAAGAAGAAACTTCAAGTAAAACTTTAACCGATGAAAACGTGGATAAAGTTAATTGCTCTATAAATAAGGAAGTTGTGGAAGATGGTTCAAGTGAAGAAACAAAGAATGAGCCAGCTGAGCAGCTAAAGGCAGACTCCGGCGATGACACTGGAGACGAAAAGGCTTTAGAGTCTGATTCGCCAGCTGAAGCTCAGCCCGAAGAAGCCCCTTCAGCAGAAGAATTCTCTCCAGCAGAAGAATCCTCTCCAACTGAAGCTCAGCCCGAAGAAGTCCCTTCTGCAGAAGAATTCTCTCCAGCAGAAGAATCCTCTCCAACTGAAGCTCAGCCCGAAGAAGCCCCTCCAGCCGAAGAAGCAAAAAAAAAGTAGTCCAGAAAGAAGAGGAATATCCCAACATCGACTGGGGCAACCTCTTTAATGAGGACGTGCAGATGGCGACCGTTCTCTACAACGATCGCATCAACACATGGCGCAAGATGAAGGAGATAGACGTAAGGCTCGATGATAAGCCGAAGGCGAACGACGTGGCGGCGATGGCAGAACTCCGTATCCGCAACCTCCAAGCCTTCGAAGAGCTAAAAGCCTACAACGACACAGGCAGGTTCCTCTACAAGCACCCTTTGCTGAAGGACAAATCGGAGTTCAATGAACTCGTGAAGCTATTCAAGCGAGACCCTGTGGAGTTCCTGCACAAGCACAAGAATGTGCTCGACAACATCAAGCGCTATAAGAGTTACCTAAAACGAGACGATCGCAAGGACAAGCGTCAGAGCGACCGCGAGAACCTCCATCGCCATCAGGAACGTGAACGCATGTTCAAGATGGTGATGGAACAATACAGCGATAAGGCCAATGGACAAGGATAAGACAGATTTCAAGAAGAACTTCAAGGAAGCCGCCGAGACCGCCGTGGCGGTGCTGAAGAACGGTGGCGTACTGGAGCAAGCCCAGCTGAAGGCTGACGAGCAAGTAGCTCAGCAAGCATCCGAAGGCGACCTCGATGCCATTAAATTGCTCAGTGAGCGCATGCAAGAACGTGAGGAATTAAAGCTAAGAAAGGAGTTGTTTGGCGTATGAAAAGTGATATTCAGAAGCTAGAGAGCGTCCACCCCGACCTCATCACTACCTTCCTCACCACGGGCGACGGCGAGGGCATCCCGGAGGATGTGCAGATATTCCTGAAGCAGCTACAGTGGGCTGCCGAAATCTACGAATACGAGCGCAATATCACCCGGGGTGCCCGCCAGCTCAAGCAGCGCATCGCAGCCCAGCAGCACATCCGTCTGGACGTGCGCACTTGCATGACTCGCATCAACCAAGCCATCTCTTACTTCAATGTGGATTGCAACGTGAGCATCAAGGTTTGGGAGAATGACTTCGCCAACAAGTATGAAGACTTAGCCAAGCTTTGCTCTGCCAAGCGAGACTACAAGATGCAGAAGGCTTGCATGGATCAAGCCCTGGAGTGTCGCCGCCGTGCCTCAGAGCAAGCGGAAGCTGACAGAGACCTGGGCGTGGTGTTCCTCATTTCGCCAGAGGTGACAGCCGAAGAGCTAGGTTTTCGGAAAAAGAACCTCAAGGAGATTGCCGCCAAGCACAATCGTGGCTTCTATGTGTCGCTCATCGACGGACTTCCTATCGAGAGCAGCGAGAAGAAACGTTTGTTGCGTGATGCTGACATTCAGGAGGCGGAAATCGTGGAGGATATGACGAATGCCGATGACTCGTTAGCCCATGGCGAAGATGGTACCGTGGGCGATGGAGACGATATGAACAACTTAAATGATTTGACCGATGAGTAACTTGATTCTGGACAATGCCGCCTTGGGCGACTTCGAGCATTACTATATGAACTCCATGCAGCTGCTTGCCAATGTCATCGACCCCAATATGCTCTACATCGAGGGCGCACGTGCCGTAGGCAAGACAGAAGGCATCACAGGTCCCCGGCTCATCCGTGTGGTGAACGATATGCCCGGGGAACTTTCCTTCCTCGTGCATAAGAGCTACGTGGCGCTGATGACCAACGTCTGGCCAAACATCCAGGCTTACTTTTCCCGTCAGGTGGTGGTAAATGGTCAGCAGCGCTGTCTGCTGGAGTATGGCGTGGATTACGTGGTGGGAGAGAGCAAGCTGCCTTCCCATTTCCGCAAGCCTCGCTATCCCATCTCTTATGCCAAGCATAGCGTGGTATTCCGCAATGGTGCTCACCTTCAGCTAGTGTCGAGCGATCAACCCGAGAGCGTGGCTGGTAGAAACGCCGTGCATGCCTTCGTGGAGGAGATGAAGCATAACAGCGGCGAGAAGCTGAAGACCCGCCTCTTTCCGTCTTTGCGTGGTGGTCCAGCCGATGTGCGCCGTTCTGCTTACTATGAGGGAGTTACGGGTGTTAGCGATACCGCTCGTGTTGACCTCGGAGAAGACGATTGGTTTGAGGAATACGAGAAGAAGGTGAACCCTCAGCTCATCGAGGAGATAGCCACCGTGTCACTGGAAATCAACCGTAGCCTCTATCGTCTCTTTGTGCTCCGTCAGCAGGAGCGAGACTCCAAGGACCCTGTGCTCTTGGAGAAGATGCGCCTGGAGACCGTGAAGCTCAATGCCTTTGTGGAGCGATGGAAGCCCCGGTTGGCGGATATGCGCCGCAATGCCATTTATTATCTCCGTGCTTCTTCCTTCTGCAACAAGGACATCCTGGGACCTAAGTTCTTCAAGACCCAGCTCGATACCCTCGACGTGGACGAGTTCCTCACTGCCATCTGTGCCATCCGACACAAGGAGGTAACCAATAAGTTTTTCATCAACTACGACCACGTAAAGCACCAATACAAAGACAGTTATAAGTATGATTCCATCCTTCGCCACAACCTCCAGGAGCGGTTTATCCTCACGGCTGAGTATCTCAAGCACTATGATGCCCACGAACCGCTCTATATGGGCTATGATCCCGGAAATTTTCAGTCTCTCATCGTCGCCCAGAAGAAAGACTACGGCAAGCGCCTCGACATCATCAAGGAATTCTTTGCCTATATCCCTAGGGACTACAACGACCTTGCCACCGACGTGTATCAGTTCTTTGGGGCTGCTGCCGCCAACAAGGCCATCTATCTCTACCCCGACCGCGCCGGCAACAAGCGCCGTGAGGAGAGGGAACAGATAACCACCGACTCGCTCAACCTGAAGGCAGCCCTGGAGTCGTATGGCTTTACGGTGTTCCTCTTTAACGAGGATGCGCCTACCATCTACCACTGGCAGCAGTTCAAGCTCTGCCAGATGCTCTTTGGCGAGCGAAGCCCGCTGCTGCCTATCGTGCGCATCGACGAGAACGAGTGCAAGAACCTTTGCAGTGCCATCATGATTTCGCCATTGAAGAAGACCGATGGAAAGATTGAGCTGGACAAGAGCAGCGAGAAGAAACAGCAGCTCAAGAACCAGGCGGGTCTCACCACGCAGCTCCCTTCGGCGATGATCTATCTGCTCTATGGCCTCTACAGCGACGTGGTGAAGGCAGAATTGAGTACATATCCTACCGATTTGCCCGACAATTTCGAGGTGTAATCCGACCATATCGGGGTGAAAATGGTGAATAATCCTGAGGAAAACCCAGAATAAATGACCTCTTGGGGTAGAATAATTTCGCCCCGAAAGGCAATAATCGCCTAAAAATGAAGGGGTAGAAATGCCAAGTGGCTGATAATCAGCCCAAGTAACTCCCGAAAGAGGAAAAGCCGCAAAATCATACCGCCGAAATGTACACGCACCGCTGGGAAGGCGAAGTGAGGTGCAGCCGCTTCGGAAGCCGGGAAATATGACAGCTTCCCCAGGCAGGGGTAGTCTTTTGGAGTTCGAAATAAAATGGTTATCTTCGCACCAACATGGAAAAGAACGAAAGAAAGAACGACGGCAAGAACCACCGCCAACAAGTGCATGGTTGCACTGTCATGGACGGCATCACCGCCCTGCAATGGGCTAGGGAGATCAGTAAGCTGCCCGATGGGGAGTTCTCCCTGTGCTTCTTCCCTTACTCCCGCCAGCGGGGCGAGGCGGGCGAGAAACTGCTGGTTCGCCACCATTGTAAGTACCGCACTCAGTTGCCGGGCGAACGTTTTGCCGTGGATGGGGAGAACTACTTCCTTTACACCGACGAGCATGGAGAACCCAAGATGTGCTATCGCATTCTCATCCGCTTCATGGGATTCCCTCAAGATGGATTCAAACTTCACAAAATAGATTGGTTATGAATAAAGATTATGAAATAGACATGTATGGCAATGCCGGCATCTACTTGGCCGACGGCAACACCTTCACCTTCCAGCTGGGCGAGGGCGACCTCTTCATGGGCGATGGCGGCGCGAGCCAGCTCTTCCAATCGCCCACATTGGAGTCTCCCTTCGGGTCTAGCCTGTGGATGAGCAACCACCAGTATCTGGGCATACAGGGCTATCAGGTTTTGATGCGTGGCACGAACAATCAGCTCTGCGACGAGGTGACCAAGGAAATCAAGGAAAACCGCCTGCTGCCACGCCTCTACTCCAAGGAGATAAAAATGCTCTATGGCCATGGCTTGGCGGCATATCGCCAGGTGATAGAAGACGGCAAGCTGGTGCGCAAGTTCGAGGAGCAGCCCGAGGTGACCGACTGGCTGGGTTCTTGGGCAGACCGGGGGCTGCAACCCGTGGAAGAGTTCTGCAAGGCCTGCATCAAGAACTATTATTACTTCGGCGACTTCTTCGTGAAGTGGCGCTTTACACGTGGCAAGAGCATCGGGGTGGGAATGCCGGTGGCAGGACTCGAAGCCCTCGACAATCGCTACTGCCGCCTAGCCACCACCCGCCAGGATGTGGCATCCGAGCTGGTGGAGTATGGCGATTTCCGCCAAGTGGTGATGGGTAGATTTTCCTATGGGTTATCCAGTTACGCCGTTTATCCGAAGTTTTCATTGAGGGAGGTGGATGCCTATCGCTTCGCCGCCATCAGCCACCACAGGGAGAAATCGGTGGATGAGTTCTATGGTGCCAACGAGACCCACCAGGGTGCTCGCCCTTATATCCAGGGAAGCAACAAGACCGCCCGATATATCAATAGTTTTCTGAAAAACTCGCTCGCCGCCAAGGTTCACGTCATCATTCCGAACGCTTGGATTCAGAGTAAGCGCACCCAGATAACCAAGCTTTGCGAGGAGAACAAGCGACGCAAGGCGAAGAACCTGGACTTGCTCCGATACAACGGTCTGGACATCGGCACCGAGTTCAAGGAGTCGGTGATGGTGCTCTACGTGAGAGACGAGGTGCGCAAATTCTCCAGCTATCTCTCTGGCTCGGAGAACCAGGGCAAGGGCTTCACTTCTATCTCCTTCATGGATGCCCAGGGTCACGAGCAGTCGTGGAAGGTGGAGACCATCGACTTGAAATATAAGGAATACATCGAGGCGCTTATCTCCTACGACAAGCGCACCGAGCAAGCCCTTCTTTCTTCCGTAGGCTTGGACGCTGCCATATCCGCCGTGGATAAGGATGGTGTCATCTCCAAGAGTGGCAGCGATACCTATTATAATTATCTCATCTACATCATGTCGCTCACCTCGGAGGATGAGGTTTGCGCCGAGCCCCTCAACTGGGCTTTGCGCCTGAACTTCCCCGACCTCTACAAGCAGGGCTACCGCCTGGGCTTTTACCGCGAGGTGCCACAGCGACAAGAAGACGTTTCACCTGATGATAGACTAAACAGACAGCAGTCATGACAAAGAAATTTCAACTCAAAGATTTGTTCGACTCCTACGCACAGTTCTGCAAAGCCGTGCCAGGAGCCGACACCAGTGCCGACCTCGACAGCCTCCAGGGGGCTGCCGTGACGGCACGCAAGCGTATTGTCTCCATGGTGGGCAATGCCGTGTTCAACGACATCGTGGGCTTGGGAGAAGACGCAGACTTCTTCAAGGATATGCTTCGCAGCGCCGTCGCTAACCTCACCTTGGCCAACCAGCTCATCTTCGATGCCGTCAATCGCCGCAAGGGTGGGGTGGATCTCTACAAGTATGAGATGGAAGGCATGCGCCGTTCCTATATGGAGAACTTCTACAATGCGATGGACTCGCTCATTTCCGAGCTGGCAGCCGAACCTTACGTCATGTCTTCCTCCCCGGAGCTAAGACCTGTTTTGGAAGACTGGAGAAAGACTAATTACTGCAAGCTCTTGGCGAAATGCAAGGTGGATAGCGCCGATGAATTCGACGAGATTTACCCCATCGACCTCTCCTATCTCTTCTTTTTCCGCTGTGTGCCGCTCCAGAAAGAGGTGCTCGACGAGGGTATGTCCGGATACTTCAGTCGGCTGGAAGAGGGAGGCGAGGACCCTACGTTCCTGGAGACCGCCGAGAAGGTGCTGCCACTCCTGAAGCGCGCCTTGGTCAAGAAGACCGTGGCGAAAGCCCTGCGCCGCTTCGACATCCTGGAGTTCCCCGCCACCATCCGCAACCTCTTCGAGGACAACAACACCTCACGCCAAGGCAGCGAAGAGGCGAGTCGCGCCCTCAACCTGGCCACCCAATTGGAGGGCGAGGTGGAAGACCTGCTCCACAATGTGGATATGCTGCTCGACGCACAGCAGGGCAGCGACTACCTCTCTTATTCCGCCGACAATCGCCCCGACGACAGTATGTACTTAATGCCATAAAGCTTATGAATGAAGAAAAATTTATCATCATCCGCGCCAACGGCAAGGAGGCGCGGGTGCCGAACGCTTGGGAAGTACTCACTTCTGAGCAGTACTTGTATCTCGTGGAGCTGCTTTTGCAGTTGCAAGATGGGCATTCGGAGCCAGGTTCCGTAAGGGTCCGTTTCTTGTGCCACTGCATGAAGTGGGATTTGCGAAAGGCGCTCAACAAGGGCGTGGCTACGGAAAACCTCTTTTCGCTAGCCTCGCAGATTACCTTCATCTTCAGGAAGATCCCCGAGGGCATGGGACCGGAGCTAAACCTGTGTTTCTGCCATCAACTCCTGCCCGTGGTCTTCGTCGATGAGGGGCATTCCTGCTTCGGCTACGACGTGAGCGTCAAGTTCCAGACGCTCACCTGCTCGCTCACCGCCCTCCAGTTCCTGGAGGCTCGCCAGCTGCTCGCAATGGGTGAGGAGAGCTTGCCTATGCTTGCCGCCGTGCTTTATTGCCCAGACGACTACTCCTCGGAGAAAGCCCAGAAGTTGGCGGAAGAATTCAAGAAGCTCCCTCGAGAGACGCTTTATGCGATAGCCCTTAACTTCGAGGCACTCAACAACTTCATCTTCACCCAGACGGAATTCTCCCTGCTCACCAAGTTCAAGGAGAAGAAGGGCGGAACCATCACCACCGATGCCACCGACGCACTCTACGACCTATCGAAGGACGGACTGGGCAACGTGCATCAGGTGGAGCGCATGAACGTGCTCACCTATCTGCGCATTCTTCGCAAGAAGACCATCGAGGGCGTGAAGGCGCTCAAGGCCTCGGGCATGGACATCGTGAAAATATCCTCCGAGGTGGGACTGCCCATCCAAACAGTGAGAGAAATCCTGTAAACGAATTCGCAAATGGGTATTACTGCCCATTTGCGACAAAATTATAAAGCTTATGATACTCGATTTATTTACATATTTCGCCAAGTTTCCAGCCGAGACGGGCATCACCAGGGGCATCGCCACCAAGGGCGAGAGCAGCATGGACGGTTACGCACAGACGCTGGAGGCATTGAGGAACCTGCCCGAAAAGGGATTGGTTCCGGAGATAGAAAACTATGTGTATGGCCAGTCGTTCGACGAGCTGAAGCAGCGCATCGACAAGCTCACCGGCTCTTTCCTCTTCGTGGATTACGGCGAGGTGGATATTCAGGCAGACGGTCACCGAAGCTTCGAATGCACCCAGCGCATCGCCGTGACCGTGGCGATGAAGCTGCCAGCCACCTCTGACATGATGGAGCGCATACTTACCAACGACAGCACGCTCCAGATGATAGCCAAGATTCATGGTTATCTCCTGGCAGACGTGGAGGGTGGCGAACTCTACTGGATGGAGCGAGACAGCGTGACAGATTGCGAGATTGTGCCCTTTGCCTCCGCCGAGCTTCACAGCTACGGGTGGACGCTGATGCTCAGTGCTCGCGGTTCCGACATCATCGACGCTCACTCCATGGCACGCAAAATCAGGGGCAAATGCTAGTCCTTTGCTCCATGGGAATATTTTCGTACCTTTGCAAACGTAAAACATAAGGCCAAGTGTTATGAAACAATATAAATTCAAGAGCATACCAATGATTGCAATCACTTCGCTCCCCCTCACGGCAATGGCCGAGGGAGTACAGTATGTCTATCAAGACTGGGAGTTTGCCAAGTGGATAGCCGTGGCGGTCGCCATCGACACCATCTTGGGTGTGTGGAAACACCTCATTCACAAGGATGCCAGCAGCGAGTCGTTTTTCTCTCGCTTCACCAAGAAGATAGTGATCTACGTGCTGCTGATGATCCTGAGCAACTTTGCCAGCCATGCCACCGTGGGTGGCGACGTGGTGGGACCGATGCAGTGGATAGGCACCTACATCTGTGTCTTCATGATGGTGAGGGAGATATTCTCCATCGTGGAGAACGTGCAGGCGATTTATCCGATATTCCCCACGAGCTTCGTGAAGCGCCTCAAGGACTTCAACGACCGTGGCGAGTATGTCAGCGGCAGACCCATCACATTTTCAGAAAAAGACGGTCCCGACGATGGGGAGGGACGGTCGTAAAAAACAGGCTATTCGAGCGAGAGTAGTGTTTGCTTACGACAAACGTCTTTGACTTATTGACACAAAAAAAATAAAGGTCAGAGAATTTGTGTAGGTAAATTTCATATTTGTCTATCTATGGGGCGAGCTTATACCTCGCCCCATAAAAAAAAAGTTAAGATGAGCAGAATGGACTTCGACTACAACGTGAGAGTGCTTGATGCTGAAATTACCATCATGAAGAGCGCTAAATCCTCGCATGGCTTCTGTAACCTGCTGAGGGGCGTCATGTGGACTCACGACATCGAGCACAAGGATGAGCGAGATAGTGTTGTTTACAATATGTGTTATTTTTACGGACCGTATGAGGAATATGTAGGCGGTGTCTATCTGGGGAAAAATTACTTGAATGCCGACAGAAAGTTCATGGCATTTAATAAGACAGATGCCCTTTTGCTACTTTTAAAGAAGAAACGCGATTTGGAACGTAAGAAAAAACGCTAGTCTCGCAGTTATAATATATATAAATAGATTTAAGTATGCCAACCAAGACACAACTGGCCTATGCGCAGCAGGTATATACCGCCGCCAAGGAGGCCAAAACAGAGATAGCCCCGGAGTTCATCACCGCCCAGGCGATGTACGAGACAGGATGGGGTAAGAAGGTGATAGGAAAGTATAATCTCTTCGGCATCACCAAGGGAAGCCAGTGGACGGGCAAGATCGTCATGGTGAAAACCCACGAGTATTTCAACACGCCGAATCAGAAGGCGACGCCGCCAGACCGCATCATCTCCATCTGCAAGGTGAAGAATAAGAAGCAGTGGTACTACACCATGGAGCGAGCCTTCAAGGACTTCGACTCCCTGGCCGACTGTCTGAAGGAGCACGAGCGGCTCTTCCAGAAACCAGGCTATAAGGACGCTTGGCCATACCGCAAGGATGCCCAGGAGTTCGCCAAGCGAATATGCGATGGGGTGGGGTGCAAATACGCCACCGATCCTGCTTACCTTACCACTATCAGTTCTATCATCAAGACGATAGTAAAGAAGTGTAAGTAGGGTAGGAAATGAGAGAAAAAGTAAACAAAGACCCTGGCGAGGGCGCTCATTTTGAGTTATCTTTGACTTATTGAGACAGGCTCAGGTTTATGCTTATTAGTTTATACACTTTAAAAAATGCCTGTAAAGGACAGGCGCGGTGTAAGTCCGCAAACATATAAATATGACATAACAAAAAAAAATAATCGTCATCTTGAAACGAATTCAAGAAAGAGTTAGAAATATATGTCTAAGGCATGCTACATATGGTGTAAGGGGCTAATCGGTGGTCTGGGTAATAACGGATGTTAGAAGCTTTTAGTAAAAGAGCGTTCTTAGTAAAGATGTTATATCTGTCCCAATTTGTGAGGGGGGAATCAATGAGTTATCGTTTTCATCAATACAAAGTCTAAATTATCACTCTGGGCTACCGTGAGGTGGCCCAGATTTTCAAGAGGTAATTCTTTTTAATTTATTATATGTCAGGAAATAAGTGTTCTAGTTTCTTCAAGGTAATGATGCTGGTGCTCATTCCTTTGGTCCTGGTACTGGTGTTCCGCGAATGCCACGAGCGAGGATTGGACAAGGATGCGCCATCCAGCAGTAACCAGGATGTACTGCTTCATAACGGAGAGTGGGAGATAGGGCAAACACCTTCGGGTAAGTCGGTGGCATCCGCCACCGCCCAGTTAATTGTTCCATCAGATATATCTCGTAAAAATCTGCCCGACTCTCTCCTCTCCACGACGCAGAGGCTGCTGAAGATAAAAAGCAGTCGCGTGATGGCGGTTCTCGGAACTTCATCCTCCACCCAGGTGGACGTGAAGTCCGCCATCGCCACCGACTCTCAAGATACTGCTGATTCCGGGGGCATCGCCGCCCCCGCACTCCTACCACAGATGGGCGAAACCCCGAAGCGCATATCCTGGAGCGATCCGTGGATAAGCCTTCGGGGCGTTATCGAGGGCGACACCCTCAGGGCGCACATCGAGAGCAGGGATACGCTCCAGGTGTTCGTGCATCGCATACCCAAGCGGTTCCTCTTCTTCAGGTATGGTACCCGCAAGGTTCGGGTGGACGTGGTGAGCCAGAATCCCCACACCCGTCTCAGCTATCCCAAGCTGCTGATCGTGCAGAAAAAGTGATGATTTCTTCAGTAACAAGCACAAGCACACATATATACTTTTGTTCCATATATTTTGGCGGCAGCTTGGTCGGTGTCGCTGAAATCAAGGCATAGATTATAGTTTCCAGGTTTCTTGGGAAAGTAGTCTAGTTTCAAACAAGCGTAAAACCAGGCGTGGTTCTACTTCATATTAATTAAAATGGATAAATAGAAGAGAAGCCCTCGGTGCGTGAGCATCGGGGGCTTTTTCATGTTATTTTCTGAAAATATCGCCTAAATGTTTTGCGGTATTAAATATTTGTTTTATCTTTGCGGTGTTTTTAATGGTTTTACATAGTCGACCAAGCATGATTCGGGCAAGTTTTGTGTGAGGTCACGTTAATTAAGACAAACAGCTGATTGAGGCTCGTGCTGAAGGACTGCCCTCCGGATGCACGAGCCGTTTGCTCGTTTAGGTTCTGGCGAACCTTGCTTGTGATAATCTTTTCCATATCCATATATTATAAGGTGAAACTTTGCTCTTGCAAAGTTACACTTTTTATCCCATATAAGGAAGAAAAAGGTTAAATAATACTAAGTACTACGATTTTTCGTATTAGATATTTTGCTACTACGAAAAAATGTAGTACTTTTGCATTGTCTTAAAGAAACAATGATATGAAAAAGATTTTATTAACAGAAAAAGAAGAGGAGCTGATTGCGGCTATCAGAAACTACCGCAAGGCATTCCCGAGGGGAAACCCGCAATTATTATGGTACGCTCAACAGTTGTTTGATGAATTGACTGAGCCGCCAGAGTATTATTACAAGTATTAACCCAGTTCTCCCTCCGGGGAGAACATTAAAGCATAAGATTATGGAAGTAGCAGTAATGGCAAAACAATCCAAGGACAGCGAGGTAAAGCAGCGCATCCAAGATATTCAGATGTTGGTATCATGGCGAGAAATCGCACATACCTATTTCGGAAAGTCAGCCTCGTGGCTTTATCATAAGCTCGATGGTATCGACGGCAATGGTGGAGTGGGAGGATTCACCGACGAGGAGAAGACAATGCTGCGTGGCGCGCTCTGCGAAGTATCCAACCGCATACGTTCTGCAGCGGATAGAATATAAAATGAGGCTGGGGCTTATCATTCCCCATAAGACAAAAGTCGCCATAGCCTTGTGGTGCATTGCAGTTAGCATAGCTAACATGTTTCAATAACTCAACCCAGCCCTCGGTGCATCCCGCATCGGGGGCTTTTTCGTATCATTTTCTGAAAAAGTCAAGAAATATTTTGCAAATACGGAAATTTATTGTAAATTTGCAGCGTGAGAATTATTAACACATTATAAATACTTTAAAAATGGGAATGATGAGAACACTAAATAATTTCTGGGAAGGCTTGCTTAGCTTAGGAAGCTTAGGTGGTGACAATGGTCTCTTCAACGGATACCTGAGAGGGAATAATGCATCTGACCTTCGCAAGGACTGGGAGGCGATAGGCAATGACATGAGAAAAGTGATGAATCAAAGCAGAAAGGCGCTCTATGCAAGATAAAGATATAAAACCATCAAACGAGGTTCCTGCCAATATCAACGACATATTGGAGGAACTGCCCGAAGAAAAGCGCAAGGTGATAGTTTCGACTATGCTTGCCATAGAGGAGCGATCCTATAGCGGACCGCTTCCATCGCCTGAAGACTTCAAGGAATACGAGCAAGCCATGAAGGGTTCTACTGACCGCATCATGACGATGACAGAGAAACAGGTGGATCATCGCATCGACATGGAGAAGATCATCGTAACCAAGAAATTCTCGCAGAGTACGATGGGGCAGATTTTGGCAACGGTACTCATCCTTTTCTTTGGTTACATTTCCTACGACTTGGCCATGCATGGACACGACACAGTGGCAGGTGTGATTGGCGTTACTACTGTGATAGGTTTGGCTGTTGTGTTTGTTTTGAACAAAATACCAAACATTTACCCTAAGGAAAAAATAGACGATTAACATATTCAGCCCTCGGTGCTTTAAGCATCGGGGGCTTTTCGTGCTCCCTCCCCAGAATTTTCCTCAATTTCCCCTCCATTTTATGCTCTACAGCATATAAAACTGTTAAATATTTGCATCGTGCCAAAAATTATCACGAAATATTTGGCGGTTTCGTTTTTTCTCCTTACCTTTGCCAACGGTTATAAGATGATAGTAAGCTATCCTGTGAAGGCGACAGTATTCGCCTGAGGCTTTGCGCCGTGGGCTTTTTTTATGCCTAAGAAGTATCATTTTCCCGGCAGTGGGAAAAAGGTATCGATGATATGGCGGTTGCATGATCCGTAAGATTTCCGTTTTGACCTTTGCAGGTAGAGACATCATCTTATAACCAGCGGTGAATGTGACCGCCACCATTGTATTCGTACATCAAGGTCGGTCTATATGGTTATAAGATGATGCAATATGCAGAATTCAATCAATTTGGGCACGATGCAGGTGAGACCTGCTACTGCCAACGTGAGCGAGGGCTTGGAAGCCCTCAAGTGTGCAATCGAGCGAGAGGCCGCAAGACTCTGGGCAACCAAGAGCGAGACCTTCTCCACGCTATGCGAGGAGACCGTGACCTATGGCGACGTGGTGAAGACCGTGGTGGGCATGGCTGGTTTCATGGCCTTTGCCGTGGTAGGTGGTTATCTTTTCGGAGGGGAGGTGATGTAGTTATGGCAAAGGTAAAGAAAGACGAGACGCTGGAGGAGTACCGTAGGTTCTATCCAGACACCACCGTGACCGAGATGACCGTGCTCGATGCCGACACTTACCCTCAAGGCGATGATTTGCTGGAGATGGTGACGAGACTCGGCAAGATGACCCGAAGTATGCCGATCTATTATTGTGTGGAACGCATTGGGGCGAAATGTCCGAAGCCTGGAGAGGAGATCAAGCTGAAATACCGCATCAAGGTATATAAGTCGAGAGAGTTCCTGAAGGTCTGCGACAAGATGAAGGTGGGTACCAAGGTGCGTTTCCATGATCCGAAAATGCCAAAGTTCCATTATCTGGGCGAAATCACCAAGGAGGGCGTACATTTCGAGGGTGGCGCCGCTTGCTTCTGGCTCAAGAGCGAGGAGGCGGGCTTGAAGGATACCGACGACAACTTCGCTATATGGTGGAAACCAGTGGAAGAGTAAGGATATATTGATAAGTGGTAAGCCTGAGAATGTCCGAACCACGGCAAAGGTGCGCTTCCTGTCTTTTGCAGATTGACGAAAAGTACGTAACTTTGCAACCGATAAGAAAGAATAACTAACATTTAAAACAGATAGCGAAATGGAAGAAAAGAAATTTCAGACAGCTAAGGAAATTGCCCCGGCTGGGGCAACAGATTGCCCTGGTAGCGGCAATAATTTGCCCCAGGCAGGGCAAAACGAGAAGATGACCAGCGAGCAGCTCCACCAGCAGTTGGCGGAGAACACCAAGCAGATGAACGATGAGCGAGAGGCTTACGCCCAGAAGCTCATCCAGCTGAAGCGAGACCGCGACGAGCAGATAGAACTCTCCATCAAGCAAGCCTTCGACCTCCAGACAGCTCGCGATGCCTTCGAGGCGACCATCACCGCCAAAAAGATGGAGTTCCATCAGAAGGAGAGCAACATCGCCAAGTTCCGCCGCAAGGCCACCGAGACCTATCTCTCGGAAGTAGCCAAGGCGAAGGGCGATCACGCCCGCATCAACGAGCAGATACAGTGCGAGCGCCACAACATCTTCGAGCAGTACAAGTTCGGGGGGGGGAGTTCTCAGGAACTGCTCGCGAACTGCTTTATCCCGGTTGGGAGCGAATGTCGAACCAGCAAAATGATGGAGGAGTAAATGATGGAGAATAACAAGAACGGTAAGAACAACGGCAACGACACCCAGCAGGACAAATACAAGCAGCTGCTGGGTGGAAAGAGAGTAATGGAGGGCTTCGGACAAAAACTTCCTAAGAATTGTGAAAAGTTGGAGTACGTTAACAAGATAGGCAGCGCCATGCGTGCCTGGGTGGAATGCGGAAACACCAAGCAGCGTGGATACATCCTGCTTGCCACGGGCGAGTTTGATGGTGGCGAAGAAAATGATCGATCCTTAGTGGTAAGCCTAGGCGGTCCCGACGTGAACCTTATCGCTATGATAATGAACGCCTTAGACAGTAGCCCTGACCTTCGCAGAGTCTTTGGTAGAGCTGTTATGGAGCTGGCAGCTCTGCCGGATGAGGGAGAATAACCATCCACTAGGAAGTAATTAATGTAAGAACAATCAACAATTTAAATAAGCAAACATTATGGCAAAAAAGAAATATTATTACGCAGCATATTCCTATACTGATAAAGAGGGACGATTTACCAAGGCGACGATGACTGGCATCACCACCGGGGACGGCAAGATTGTATCCGGCATCATCAAGTGCGCAGCAAAGAGACTCGACGGCTACGCAGACAGCAGAACCATTCAGGTGGACAATGTCATCGAGATGAGCGAGGCAGACTATAACGAGCTGGAGGCATGGAACAGAGTCGTTCACCCAGAGGATCCAATCGGCTCCTACAAGGGCGACGATCCCATCGAGGACTATCTGCCAGCCGATGACAAGGTGAAGGAGGAGCGCAAGCATCCTATCTTCGAGGACTATGAGAGCAATGAGAACGGCGAGACCAAGCAGCTCTTCATGCTCAGCCTGAACGGCATGTATATCTCGGGCATCACCCACGAGCAGCTCAAGGAACTGGCAGAAGCCACAGCTCTGGAGTTGCATCCGGAAGCCAAGAAGATGGCGGATGATGCGAATCAGAAGTAGAAATTTCTACCAGTTTATTAACATATACAAATTTTTTTGATTTTTCTCTAAGAGAGGGTGGCCGTTCGTGAGGATGGCTACCCTTGCTTTTAGAAAATATTTGCACGATGCAAAAAATATTAGCCCAAAGATTTGGCGGTTTCATAAGAAAAGCGTACATTTGCAGCGTGCAAATAATTATTAACTTGAAAATAGCTAAAGAATAGCAATGGAGAAAATAAAGACAAAAATAACAGAAGACACTTTCGTTTGCAACAGCGTAGTGTTGGCTAAATATATGGTGGCTTATGCCAACGAGAAAGGCTACGTCATTAATATGACAAAGCTTCAGAAACTATTGTATATAGCCTATGGTACGTATTTGGCAGTTGTTGGGGCAAGACTTGTCAATGAGCATCCTCGTGCTTGGCCTTACGGTCCCGTTTTCCCGATTGTGCGCAAGAAGCTGTTGGAAGTTCGCTTGGAAGAGCTAACCCTGGATGAGACTGATAAGCCTAACGACGAAGTACAGCTTTGCGTAAAGTTGGTATTCGATGGGTTTGGAAAGAGAGACCATTCCTTTCTTTCTTCTTGGTCTCGCTTACCAGGATCACCATGGGATCAGACGGTCAATAAATACAAGTTCGATTGGGGGGATGTCATACCCGACGATATTATCCGTTCCTATTTCAAATCAATTATCAGAATGAAGGGTGAAGATGATGAACAAGGAAAAACTGAATGATATGCTCGACTATCATACGCAAGATAGTTTTGGTGGTCCGCTTGCAGATATTGACAACAATTCCCTGCGTGGGCAAAAACGTGATAGATATAGGCAGAATACAACATATAGACGCCACTTAACAAGGTGGGTGATGCTCATAGTCCCTATTTGGCTATCGGTGGTTTATCTGCTGTTACTGTTGTGTGGCTTCGGAGTATGCAAGCTTTCTGACGTTGTGCTGTCAACCCTTCTGGCCACCACAACCGTCAATATCCTCGGCTTGGCATATATCGTATTGAAAGGCATGTTCCCACAAGAGCACGAGTAAAGGTTTTCTGAAAGCATTTCAAATATTTAAAATTATGGATTCATTCATGGCATTTATACACATACTATCCCTCATTCTGGCATTGATAGTGGGACCATTCATCGTTGGGTCACGAGGCATAGGCTCGTGGATGTTTTACCTGTGCGTTTGTATGCTACTCACCCCAGTGCTGGGCATACCTTTATACATTAAACTATGTAGGTAGAATTTACTTTAAAAATGTTTTAAGTTATGGGATTATTAGTTTATATACAGGGCTTTTCGGCAATAATAGCTTTGTTGCTTATGCCGTTTCTAGTAAAGAGCAGAATTCCAGCCTACTGGATCATCTATTTACTCTTCTGTACCTACCTTACTCCGGTCATTGGATATCCATTATACAGGATATGTATCTTGAAGCATTGATTTTAGGGGATATTCTTGAAAACTAAAAGATTATGGGATTATTTGGCTTTGTGTATGATATTCACCCCCTTGTTTGGGACACTTATATTCGTCAAGTTCTTCAGATATTAAATCTCTAGTCCTTTGCCTTTCGACCGCCTGTTACTATATTTGCATTACTAATCAGTAATGCATCAAGATATGGTAACAGACAGTCTTATCAAAAAGAAATTTATTCACGAGACTCTGCAAGAGGGAATCTTGCAGATATACTCCACGCAGGAGAATGTGGTGCGCAATCACCTCCATCGCAAGACGGGGCGACTGCTCACCATGCTCTCTGCCCACTCGTTCGATAGCCAAATATCGGGCGAGAACCGCACCATCTTTGTGCGCATCCTCCCTTACCTTCGTTTTCTCGACATGCAGTACCGGGAGCGCAACGACCGCATCAGTAAGTTCAAGCGCAAGAACCTGGCACTCTACAACCGTGTGGTTTGGGGCGTGCTCTATCATGAGACGTTCCCCAAGCTTCGCTATGGTTTCAATGATGAAATCAGAAATAGTATTCGCCAGGAACTCGAACAGTCACTCAACCCTCAAAAATCATAAGCAATATGGCAAGTAAACACATGTCGGAAGACGAAATCAAATACATCGTCAACGTAGAGGCTGCCAAGGCTCAGAAAGAAATCTATCGCCTGGAGCAGGAAACAAAGAAGCTTCGCTCCGAGAACAAGGCGCGCCTTAGCCAGATGATAAGCCTGGAGGCTGCTGGCAAGAAAGAAACAGAGACTTACAAGAATATCCATAAGCAATATACGGAAGTCAACAAGAAAATCAAGGAGAATGTCACGGCAATCGGCGAGCAGACCAGCAAGCTGAATGTGCTCGATATGACCATGGCGCAACTAAAGAAACAGCAGAAGCTACTGCAAAGAGAGCTGGACAACACCTCGAAGTCGCTTAATCCGGAGGCGTATGGCGTACTGGAGCAAAAATTGCAGGAGGTCAGTGCTCGTATGACTCAGCTCAAACAAGACACAAAAAGTTTTTCTGATATAATCAATAGTGATGAGACTATAGGCGTTGCCTTTGGAAACGTTTTCACCAAGGCAGCTGAGTTTGCTGGTCAGCAGCTAGGCAAGATTAAAGATATGGTGACGGAAGCCGCCAAGGAAGGAATGGAGATGGCGGAACAGGCGGACGGTGTAGTCAAGGCTTTTGATGCGATGAATAAGCCTGATTTACTAGACAACCTTCGTAAGGCGACTAAGGGAACTGTGAACGACGTACAGCTCATGACGGCTGCTGTGCAAGCTAAGGACTTCCGCATTCCTCTTGAAGACCTAGGCAAGTATCTCCAGTTTGCCCAGCTGAAAGCACAACAGACTGGTCAGTCTGTCGATTATATGACCAACAGTATCGTGACAGGTCTTGGACGCAAGTCACCGATGATTCTTGATAACCTTGGCATCAGTGCTGCCGAAATTTCTGAGAAGACCAAGGAAACAGGCGACTTCATGAAGGCTGTGGCAAGTATCGTGGATAACCAGTTGGCTGAAGCTGGTGATACTTATATTAGTGCAGCTGACCGTGCTGCCCAAGCCACCGCCAGGTGGGAGAATGCACAACGGGAGCTAGGCGAGCAATGCCTTCCTCTAAAGGAATCCTTTGACGAAACGTTTGGAGAAATCAAACTGGGAATCATCAATCTCGTAACATGGCTCGTAAAGAACCGCACGGAGGTGGCTGCTGTAGTCGCAGCTTACATCTCATTCAAGACGGTACAACTAGCTGTAATGAATGCCGAGAAAATCCATGTCTTGATTACCCAGGCGCATATAGCCGTGCAAAAAGCATGGAACGTGGTAACAGCAACGGGCAACAGTTTGCTCAAGATCGCCCAAGCTGCCTATTATCTCCTTACGGGTCGTATTACCTTGGCGAAGACAGCGATGGTCGCCCTCAATACAACAATGAAGGCGAACATCTTTGGTGTAGTGGCAGCAGCAGTGGCATTTCTCGCATATAAACTCTATGATGCTTATAAGGCAGCGCACCAAATGGCGGACCAACAAAAAATACTCAACGATGTGCAGAAAGCTTCGGCTCAGTATTACTCAGAAGAAATCATGAAGCTAGAGCAGCTCCGTAAAGTTGTGAAGGACAACACTCGCAGCTTGGGGGAGCGCAACGATGCCATCAAGGCTATTCAAAAGGTAGTTCCTAGCTATATCGCAACCATCGATGAGGAAGGAAACGCTTACGAGCGCAATGCAGACAAACTGACCGATTATATCAACAAGCTCAAACAAAAAGCCCTTATTGAAGGTGCAAAGGATGTGCTTAAGGAATTAGGCCGCAAGCAAGCCGAGGCAGAAGCTGAGTTGTTGCAAGCTCAGGAAAAGCTGGAAAAAGCAAAAAAAGAACAAAAGAAAGCCAATGATGCACCTCGTGATCGCACCGTGCAAGCTGTGCAAGGAATAGATGTTGCGGGGGCTGTTAGAAACGTAAAAGCTTATGATGCTGTCAAGGAGGCAGAGAAAGTTGTAGCTGAAGCCACCCGAAAAGTAAACAGGTTAAAATCGGATGCAAGTGCGATAGGTAAGAGGTTTGGCGCAGAAATTTACACAAACGATACAGCTACTAGCGGCGGGGCTGTCGGCGGTGCAGGCGGCGGAACTACCCATACTGGTACCACTCATACCGGAACTACCCATACTGGTACCATCGACACCACCAATAAGCCGAACCCTGACGACATCGCTCAGAAGGCTTTTTCTGAAAACCGTCAGGCAGACATCGACGCTGCCAACGCCGACTACCAGCAGGACGTGAACAACTGGAACATGGCTCTCGCCCAGAAGCAGACCACCCAGGAAAAGTATGACATCGCCATGCAAGCCCTGAAGACCCAGCACACCGCCAACATCCTCGCCATCGAGACCTCCTACAGCGAGCAGTCGCAGAACATCAATATCAAGGATGCCGAGAAAAAGAAGTCGCTTCAGGAGTCTCAGCAGAAGAATCTGCAAGCTGCCGAACAAAAGCACTTCGACCAGCAAGTGGAAGCCGAGAACGCCTACCAGGACGCACTCGCCAAGGTGATGGAGCAAGGAGAGACGAAACAACAGCTCACCCTCGATGAGGAACTGGAGCAGAAGAAACAGATACTGAAGGGTTATTACGAAGCAGCACTCCAGCTCGCCCAAGAGAACGGAAGCGACGTGTTCCAACTGCAAAAGGCTTATCTCGACGCTCAGGAACAAATCCAGAAGGAATACCACGAGAAAGAGCTAGCCGAGCAAAAGGAGGCAGACGAGAAGAAAAAACAAGCCCGCCAGTCTCTGGGATTCGACCAGCAGAGCGAGTACGACCAGCAGCTTGCCCAGTTGAAACAAGCACTCGACAATCAATACATCACCCAGGAGGAATACGAGAAGAAGGTGCAGCAACTGAAGAAGGATTCCTTCATGAAGCAAGCTCAGTATTACACCAACCTCTTCAGCAATGCTGTCACCTCTTTGCAGAATGCAGAGATAGCAAATGTGGATGCCAAGTATGATGCCGAAATCAAGGCAGCCGAGGGTAATACCGAACTTCAGGAGAAGCTGGAGAAGAAGAAAGCCAACGAGAAGCTGAAGATACAGAAGAAATATGCCGACGTAAACTTCGCCATGCAGGTGGCTCAGATTATATCCAATACCGCCACATCCATTATGAAGGCATATTCCGACATGGGTCCTATAGCTGGAAGTGTCGCCGCTGCCTTAATGGGAGTGACCGGTGCGGCGCAACTGGCTGTGGCAAACGCCGAACGTCAGAAAGTGAAGCGCATGACCCTCAGCAGCACAGGCAGCAGTTCTTCCTCTACAGGCACTCGTGTGGCGAGCGGACGTGAGAGTGGTGGTATGATCGACAGCAATGGCCAATCAGCCCACGGTTCCCACATCGACGTGCAGCGAGAGCAGGATGGCAAGCGCTTCAATGCCGAATATGCCCCGGGCAAGCGTGGCTACATCGACAAGCCTACGGTCATCGTGGGCGAGGGACCTATGGGCAAGAGCAAGGAGTGGGTGGCTAGCAATGCCGCCCTGGAGAACCCGACGGTGGCTCCCCTCATCGGTATCCTGGATGCCGCCCAGCGTGCCGGCAACATCCGTACCTTTGATATGAGCAAGTATCTCATGGCGATGCAAGGCAGAGCTTTGGGCGGAAGTATCGACGAGGCGGCGGGTCAAGACCTGCGCCGTACCAACTCCGTAACCTCTCCGTACCAACTCCGAGACTCCGCCAAGTTTGCAGACTTTGCTGCAAACCCTGCAAACTTGGCTGCCAACAAGGCGATGGAGGAAATGATTTCCCTGCTTCGCAGCTTGAGGGACAATGGCATCCCTGCCGCCGTGTCGCTCACCGAGCTGGAGCAGAAACAGCAAATCAGGGAGCAGTCTCGCAAGTTCGCCAAGAAATAGGCGTTGCGCACCATAGAAGTGAAACATTAATCAATATTTAGCATGAAAATAACCAATTTAGAAAAAGGGATGGCTTACCAGCTTGGCGAGAGTGCCAAGCTGGAGGTGGAGCGCACCAATCCGTTTTTTAACGACTATGGCGAGAGTACCACTCCCCTCGACATTCCTGCGAGCGACCACAACCGCATGATTCTGGGCTACCCCGACACCTTCGGGCGAAGAGAGAAGATGGTAGCTACCAACGTGAGCATCGAGGACGGCGAGTACTTCGCCCAGTGCCGACAAATCGTGCTCAGTGCCCAGCACAAGGGCAATATCTCTTCTTCCTTCTACATCAACGACGGAAGCTTCTACTCCAAGATACAGAACATCAAGCTGAAGAGTCTTTTCAAGGACGAAATGGTGGAGGGGTGCAGCACCCTCGACGATTGCATCAGCTTCTGCAAGAGCTTGGTGGGTGGGGAAAATGAGAAATACGACATCTTCCCCGTGCTCCTCACCGATGATTCGGGGCTGGATACAGGATACAATTACAAGATATTGAATGCCTATGGAGCCACGTGCCTGTTTCCAGATGCCAAGGTGTGGCAGTTTCAAGACAGTGGCGGATACAAGCAGGTGAGTGCGCCATCGGTAGAAGACTTTATGCTGGGTGCCAAGCTCCACACCATGGGAGCGAGTATTTTCCAGGGCGAGAAGTCGCGCACGGAATACGTCGATGAAATCCCCATCAGTCTGGACAAGGGCTATTACATCTCGCCCTTCATCCGTGCCAACTATGTGTTAAAGCGGGTGTTCCAGTACTTTGGCTACGAGCTACAGGATAATTTCTTCACCCAGACGAAACCGTTCGACAAGATGGTGCTGGTGAACAATGTCATCGACGTAATGGTGAATGGACACATCCGCATCGAGGATCTTCTGCCCGACGTGACGGTATCCGAGTTCCTGGAAGTTTTTCGGAAAAAGTTCCTTTGCGAGTTCGTGAGCGACGAGGGCACGCACACCGCCAACATCATCTTCCTGAGAGACGTGGTGGAGAGCAAGCCCGTGGCAGACCTTACCCGCTGTATGACCGAAGAACCCACCTTATCTTATAAGACCGCATCCGACTACAAGCGCATCGTGCTCCGTGCCAAGCAGCAGGCAGACAGCGACGCAGAGGATAGCTACGATGACCTGAGAGACATGGTGGCGAAGAATTCGGGTGCCTACTTCGACGAGGTGGATGGTTGCTTCTACAAGGATGGCTATTCGGGCAATTATCACGTAAAGTCGAAGATAGGAGAGGACTCCCAGAGCTACGACCTGGGCGATGCCGACACCGACACGCAAGACATCGAGATTCCTGAGTTGATACCAGAGGTGCGCATGCTCCAATACAAACAGGTCACCGACGATGACACGCTGACCCGCGACATCGGCAGATATCTGTACATAGGCGACTATGCTACCCTCAACTCCTCGATGAAGGTGGCGACGGAAGACAACTCCGAGAGCGACGAGGAGGCAGTGACCACACCCGTGATGCTCGCCTTCCCCTACGTCTCAGACGATGGGATGCCGTGCGGAACCGTCACGTGCTACGACATCCACTACGAATACGACAATCGGTTCGGACCGCCGTCCCACGCCTCCGACGAGTCTCTCTACCACAAGATATTCGACTACTCGCTTATCTACCATGGGGAAAACGGCATCTTCGAGAAGTTTTACAGAGATTACGACCTGCTGCTTCGCAACTCCCTCCAGGAACTGAAGGTGAAGCTCCTGCTCAGTCAGTCGCAAAAGCAAAACCTGCCATCCTATTCTAAGGTGGTGATAAGAGGGGTGGCTTTCTTCTTCAACAAACTGAAGTTCACCCTGGGCGGCAAGAACGAGCCTGTGGAGAGCGAGCTTCGCACCATCGCCCTCACCACGCCTGTCACTGAAGCCCAGAAGCTGACCGACTTGATGCCCGCCATGAGCTGTGGGTATCAGTGGGTAGGGCATGAAGAGACGGTGGAGGTGTCAGAGTCCGACTATGAGAATTCGGGCAACGACAAGGATCGCACCTTCAAGATTATCTATCCGCCGCTGCCATCCGCCGAATGGGTGGGCAAGAGGTATGGCGAGCAAAAATCGTATGTAAGCCAGAAGGTAAGGCACGCCACCGCCTTCCGTCACTCCAAGTGGAAGTACCACTGTACCACCACCTGGCTGGAGTGCGAGAAGAAATAGCCTGTCCTTTGGCGAGTATCTTCTTTTCTTTAACTTTGCGGAAAAACATCATAAAATATGGTACAGAAAGCTTATGGTCCCGATCCGCTTAGCATGGTGGGGTGGATGACCCCCTTCATGTTGTATTCGCCATCGGGCAACGACGTGGTGTTCATACTCAAGTATCAGCACACTGACGATATAATCATACAGCATACTTACACACCAGACAAAAATAAGTATGTGAAGATAGAACTGAAGGATGTGATTCTCCCGCTGCTAAGTTTCGAGGTGGATGACGCCACAGAACCTTACTGTCAGGAAAAAATCCTACAGAGATTTACCGCCGTCTATTACGAGGTGGGAGAGGAGTCGAAGAAGCAGGAGTATTCCTTTTCCGTGATCCGTGCAGGAGTGGATAAGCTCGCCGATTCAGCAGTGAATTTTCTGAAAAATAATTTCCTCACCTGGCAACCGCAGGTGAAGGCGGTTACGTACTATTCCCCGGAGTTCCTTACTTACTATGCACAGGAAAACTGCGTGGTGATGTGCGAGCTGAACACATGGAATGGCACTGGCTACGAACAGAGAAAGGTAGGGATTGCCAATCTCGGAGCGGATGCCGTGTGGACTATCCCCGTGCAGTATGCCATCATTGCCAAGCTAGCAGGCGATGTGCTTCCATCTTTCTATGATATATGGGTGGAGACCTCATCTGGTGAACGGCTTACCTATGTGCAGCGCTACTATGCCGATAGTCAGAAAAGCGAGGAAGAGCAGTGGTTCCTCTTCGAGAACTCTCTGGGAGGAATAGACTGCTTTCGTGCTTACGGAAACAGTGAGAACACGGCCGAGCATACCCACAATGTGGCGGAGATAGAAGAAGAGACGGAGGAGTATCGGGTGGATACTACCCGAAAATTCAAGAAAAGCACCGGCTTTCTCGACAAGAACGAGCGCCAGTGGCTTCTTGACTTTTTCCCCAGCTTGGGCAAGTATATCTGCAATGGTAGCGCCATTCGCAAGATCACGGTCACCGAGAGCGACGTGAACTATGAGGCGAAGGAGCTGCCAAGTAATTTCACCTTCACCTACAAATATTCGGATGCACGTCCATACCTGAACCTGGCTCGTGCCGAAAAGGGCAGCTTTCGGGAAATGAACATCCACATTCCGGAACTCGGAAATTTTACCATCGCCCCTCGCTTAGTTGAGTGCGGAAGACAGTCGCTCAGTGGAGGGGTGCTCCTGCCGGTGCAGAGTCCTTACTCGGAGGAGTGGGGGGCTACGACCATGGACGCTCTGATGAAATACATTGCGTCAAGCTTGGAGAAGGACTATGGCAGCGATGGCGACGTAGGTCATCATCACAAAAATTTCGACCTTCTCGATACCCTCAGTCTCGTTTCCGGGTATCTGTACGCCTACGACTCGAAAATCAAGGCGGGCTATGCCGACAAGGCTGGCGAACTGGCAGACGATGCCAAGGTGCTAGACCAATACTTATACAAAGGAGCCGACCATCAGTCGCAGCAAGTCAAGGGAGATGTCAGCTTCGATAAAGTTATCTATTTCCTGCTGGGACTTACGGCGAAGACCATCACGGCAGGGGATGTCACGGCGAAGACCATCGCAGCAGGGGATGTCACGGCGGAGACCATCGCAGCAGGGGATGTCACGGCGGAGACCATCGCAGCAGGGGATGTCACGGCGGAGACCATCACGGCAGGA